TTGTTCCTGCAACGACTGATACAGTTAGCTCTGGATCATTATTTCCGACAACTGTCATGTCAGAAGTGTTTGTTTTTGATTGATCTGACGATTTAACAATGGTCGTAATGCGGTTCGCTACAAACGAACTCCCACCAGCACCATCGGCGGTTAGCAGGCTGTTGCTCGCGGCTGCACCAGAGTAAGGCGCAGGGAGGTTGCTGGCTACGCTCACGCCGAGGTTGGTGCGTGTGACTGCGGCGTTGGTCGTATTGTTGAAATCTATCGGAACAGAAAATGTTGTGTTTGTTTGATAAAATGTTGTGACGTTATTTGATGCAACAGCAACGGCAACAGAATTGGGTCCTCCGCTTCCCCAGATTCCATTTCCTTGTTGACCTAGTCGAATATCGACATCACTTGATGAACCTGTACCAAGTGTTTTTACTGTTCTGAACTCAACATTATTTGTTGTTCCAAGACTAAGATTTGTTCTAGCGGTAGCGGCGTTGGTTGTTGTTGCCCAAGTAGGCAAATTGCTCAAAATAGCAACATTGGTAGAAAGTCGTGCATCTGGTAACGTGCCAGCAATAAGATTTGTGGCATTGGTTGTAGCTGGTGACGCACTGTTTGTAAGCCAGCTTGCTCCCAGTCCCAAATTTGTCCTTATTTCAGCGGTATTTGTTCCGAAACTTAAGACATTACTGAATGCGATACTATTGGTGAAACTCAGCGCATTGGTGTTCGTTGGCCCTACAACCACATTATTCGTCCCATATACTAAGTCGCGCACCTGCGCTTGCGATCCGCAGATGAATGACATTAAAAACACTAGCGTGATGATTGTGCGTATTAGGCTTCCGCTATTGTCGATGGTGAGCCTCCAGCGGCTTCCATTGGGTGATTTCATAATTACTCCCCTTGTGGCGTCTGTGACCTCGTAGTCGGTGGCCTGTTGTGTGAGGGCTAGTGTTCCATCGGCATTCGGATATGATACGTTTCTGTCTGCTGTAGCAGTTCCTACAATCGTGGTGCGAGTGCCAGTGACGCCGAGTCCGATAGATCCTGTGCCTCGTGTGTCGATGGAACCGCCGCCAATACTTGTGTTGATATATCCACCAGCCCCATCGGCAGTTGAACTTGTATCAATATACCCACCATTACCTCCCTCTCCTGCACTAGTATTTATATAGCCACCAGAAAATCCATTGGCACCCTCACCACGGGTATCGATAGAACCGCCAGCACCCCCTTCGACAGCATTTGTTAAAATAGACCCACCAGCAGCATAAGTCGAAGCAGATGCATCGATTGATCCGCCAGAACCACCTGCGCCACCTTGGGTACTAATTGACCCACCAGAATGGCCATTACTCCCGCCAGATGTATTGATAGACCCTGCATCGTCATCGTTGTCGCCACTACCAGCGTTCATTATCAGACTGCCAGCACTAGCATCGCCACCTGCATTTGCTTGAATGCTACCCCCACCGCCAGTGTTACCAGTATTCCCGTCTTGGCCGAAGAGTTGTAGCGACCCGCCAGTGCCTCCATAACCATCGAAAACAATTGCACCTGTCATGGTGCCTCCAGCTAGTGGAAGATAGTCTGTCGTAGGTGCTGGACCAATCGGACCCTGTGGTCCTTGCGGGCCTTGGGTCAATACTTCAACGACTTCTACCTGTGTCTCAATCGCCTCAATGACCTCTACAACCTTCTCAATGACTTCAATGACTTCTGTGGCCATTACCGTACAATCTCCTGATAGATGGTTGCGTTGCCTGTGGCAAATCCAATGGTGGTAGCTCCGTTGTACAATTCAATCTCGTACACGCCAGTGCCAGCGGTGAGGTTTGTTCCTGCCTGAGTTGCAGTGATATCTACTTGGATTGTTCCAGCGGTGCCACCGAGAGTGATTCCACTCCCACTAGTCAATTCTAACATGGAGGCTGAGTCGGTGTCCTTCTCCCTAATGACCATCTTTGCTGTGTATCCTGTAAGATTGATTGGGGAGGGCTTTCGGCCTGACGAGCATTTGCTCAGATAACGAAACTTAGCTTGCCAAGTCTTTCCTTGGACAATCTTAATATCCCGTACAAGTCTCCAGTAGTTGGTCATTTGAATATTTATTTAAGGAGCGATCAGTCCAAGCGATTTCAAATGCGCTACGATATCCGAAATCGTGTATGCGTTTGTGCCTGTGCCACCAGTGAATCTACTGTCTGCGTGGACGGTATTTGCGGGGCCATTAGCAGTAAATCCATTGGTGGTACCTGTTGAAGATGGTCGCGCAATGGGGGTTTGATTATAAAAGCCGAGAAGTTGGTTTGTGGCTGTTCCAATCTTTGTTCCGTTTGTTGTGGACAGAACAATATTGTCTCCATCGCCAAAAGTTAAATCACTTGAAAGGGTCAGCGCAGAAAATGTGACGCTATTCGTGGTTCCAAGACCAATCGCCGTGCGGAAATTGGTAGCGTCAGTGTTAGTCAGAGCGGACCATCCCAAGCCAAGATTGGTTCGTGATTGAGCGGCATTGACTGATGCATTGGTGCCAGAAAAGAAAATAGGCTCAACAAACGATGGATTTTCCGCAAATGACCAAGCCCCTTGCTCAAACATGAAGTTGATTGTTTCGTTGTAATTACTAATAGCAATCAGTGCATTTGTAGATCCAGTGTTTTTGATGATAGTTGCAGTTGCAGTTGTTCCCTTGTGTATAACTGTCACCATATCTCCGTTGAATGTGGAGCTATTGGTTGGAAGGTTGATTGTATTGGTAACTCCAGACACGCTTGCTGCCATGCTATGTACAAATAAATTGCGGCTATTTGTTGCGCTGTTAGTTGAGTTAATAACAATATTTGTAAAGTATTGAACAGTTGTTGAGATTGGTGCGGCCTGCCAAAAATTGGTCGGGCTTACAACTGATCCATTTGTTGAAACAAGAACTGGATTTGTGTTGGACCCAAATATTGCTGCAAGAAAATTAGTTGAATTGGTGTTGGTTAACACCGTCCATCCCAATCCCAATGCCGTTCTGACAGAACTATTGTTCCACTGATTGCCAAGTACAACTGGATTGGTGTCCGATGGAATGGTCAAAACGCTCTCGCTATCAATCGGATCCCAAAATTGCAAATTGCCACTACCAGATCTTAATGAAATTGTATTTGCACTAATTTGTCCAATGAAAACATTGTTTGTGAACGATACTTCATTTGTAAATGTTATGGTATTTGTATTGGTGAATACCACATTTCCGCTATTTGAAATATATCCAGCAACTCCTATTGCAATACGGAAATTCGTAGCATCGGTATTGGTTAGTGCGGGCCATCCGAGTCCAAGATTAGTTCTTGCCACACTCATTGTTCCAGATCCTAGACCGCCGTTGGTTGTTGGAATCACTGGATTAGTTACGTAACTAGCGAGTTCAATTGCTGTCCTGAAATTGGATGCATTGGTATTTGTGAGTGCGGACCAACTCAAGCCAAGTCCAGTTCTTGCGTTGGATGCATCAACACTCCAGAAATTAGTCGGGCGAACAACCACTCCATTGGTATTGGCAGTAACATTCTGACTTTGTGCAAATGCCGTTGCACAGATAAACAAACTAAAAATAAATGCGTAGATATATTTCATTGTATTAACCCCTTTGAATCCACACTTTTTCATTGGTGGTTGTTGCATAGTCTTGCGGACGTACGACAAACGGAGAATTGGCAGCATTGGTTCCAGCTACCAATTGATAGATTGCTGGCGGGTTGATTGCTGGTAGAAATACACAAATATTTGTTGGATAAGTAGATCCACTTGCAGTTGCAATTGAGTTAAGATCGGTTGCAGTGCCACCAGTGAGTCCAGTGATTGTTGGTTCAACACGAAAAATGTTGTTACTTGGAGTTGTGATTGGAGTCGAGGAAACACCAATAACAGTTGAACTAGGAATAGGGATGCAAATTCTGCTCATCGTGTGACCTCTGGTGAAATGATTACGTTACCTTGTAGTATCCTAGTGACAGTTGCTCCAGTAGTCAATTCAAGATCGTAGACGGCCTCTTGTGCGCTCAGTGTTGCCGTAGTGGTTGCTGATATTGTGAGAGCAATCGATCCTGCGGACCCGCCAAGAGTAATTCCAGAACTAGGAGAACTGAGTTCAAGGATCAGGGCTTTGGATTGCGGGGTTGACCGAATCTGCATCTTTGCCGTATAACCAGTCAGATTCACAGGAGTCGATGGATCACCAGTCTCGTAGTACAGAGTCTGGTTGAATGTCGCTCCTTGAAATATGGCTATGTCTGCCTCGGCAATGGGTAGCTGCATAAATGGCAGCTATAATTTACCATTTGGTTTTTAAAGTCAAGTTCTGTCTGACCTCCTTGAAGAGCTTTAGGTTTTTTTGTTTTTTCTCCTCTATTGCTTCTGAACCAGCCATTGCTCCAAATACTTTGCGGGCAACAAACAATCCAACTGCAAATGAATCAAAAAGGTCGGGCGACTTGCCTATACGCTTTTTCATGTCTGTCTTTGACTCAATGATAATTTTTCTGACACGACGGGCATATTTACGTTGAGTCATCTCCCAAGCTAGATCGGATGTTATTCCTTTAAGTTGTTCACATTCAAGGAAATATCGTGCAACAAAACATAGTTCGCTTGCCATGTTATGGAATAAATCTTTGCCTACTTGAGGTTTTCCTGTGGTCTGATCCCTCATAGCATACTGTGCGCTAACAGCTAAATCCGATGCCGCACCAGCAAAGCTCACGGCATGCCATCCCTTGAGCAACTCTCTCTCACCTATGGACCAGAATATGCCACCAGCAGAGGCATCAACCCCCATCCATTGGTTGGGAATATTGAGTTTTTTGGATAGGTCGGATATCTGTTGGATCATCTCATATTGAAAGTCTTCTTGGCTTCCAGCCCTACGATTTAGCACATACTGTTTCTCAACGGCTATTGCCCATTTCCCGCTTATCAACCTTCCGTATTTCATGTGGGTAAACACAAATCTATCTCCACCCTCAGTGTAACTTGGGTCAATTCCAGCTATATCTTTAGGATCTCCATCCCATATTGGTTTATCAAGTGCCCCATGGCGGGCGAGAAGGATGTCAGAGACAATGGTGCAATCATCAGCATCGGCTGGAGGCCAAAATCCCCTGAACTTCCTCCAATATTGAGGGTTTAACTCTCCCAACTCTTTTTTTGCAACAGCAACATCGTTGGGTTTTGGTAGGAATGGGTAGCGAAGCCCCTTTCCTTTTCCGAATGAGTCTTGGTTTGGGTTATCTTTTTCAGAGTCAAACCTCACACAGATCCCCTCAATGCCAGCAACCTTGATCTTCCAGTTGGGCATGTCCTCATCAACGCTCATCCATCCTTTGATTGGTTCACAGAATTTACCATGGGGGTCAAAGATGGACGATGGGTTGCCTGCTCCGACGATATAGAGTTCTTGCGCTCCCTTAAATCCCCAGATTGCCTCATTGATTACAGATGCAGAACAGTCCTGCAATTCGTCGATAATCAATACAATCCTTCTATTCTTTTTACCTTGCAGCCGTTTTTGGGCATCATCCTTGTACTCGTCGCCAGCGGCCAAAAGCATGATTGACGATGCATCGGACACACCAACCGTTGGATCAATAACTTTACCCTCTTCATCGGACAACTTAATGATGTCCATAGACTCAATGAGCCTACCCGGAGCTATTCCCAGACCCTGCGCCTCTCTGTACATCTTGACAAGGGCCGACCAAATACGCTGTTTAGCATCAATCTTACTTGTTGAAACAACAATGCACATTGTATTGAGTGGGTCCGCAAACCAATTGACCAGCGCAAACGCCGCCATATCCCACGACTTGCCAGAGTCGGTACCGCCAGCAAGCCCAACAACCCCTCTAATGTACTTTTGTCCTGTGGTTGGGTCTTCGTCTACATTGTTCTTACAAAACGCCTGTGCGCGGAGTTCTGCCCATTTATGCCATGCAAATGTTGGCCATATGGCTGAAACAATATTTTTGTAGTGGCGGGATTTGCCAAGACCCCCTTCTTCTGGAGTTAGGCTGGCCATAAAGGCGTCCAACTCAATGCGGAGTTCTGTAACCTTGGAACCTTGGCGCGGATACCACAATCTCCCGTATTTCTCTATAGCCCCTTGATCTGGGATTTCGTTTGCCATAATGTCAATTTATAATACAATGGTCCCAATGGAAGTTAAAAAAAGGGTCAAGAAAAGAACTGATTGGGATTCACCAGAAGGACGCTACAAAAAACAGTGTGCATTCAGGCTTTATGTAGCAGATAGACCGCTTTCAGAGGTTTTAAAAGAGTTGGACATCGACAAGATGCAATACTTGAAGGGGATTATCTTAAACGAAAAGTGGGATAAACACAAGGAGATTTGGAAGAACAATCCAGATGTTGAGATGGCCTATCCTTGGGAAAAAGAGGTTGTTGTAAGTCTTACCCCACCTCCTCCAGACATGGCGACAATGGACAAGGATAAGCGTATCCAGTGTATCAAGGGGTTCTCAATGTACTGTGCGGGCCAGAGCGTTGCCGATATTGCAAGAGAGCTAAATGTAAGTTTCTCAACCGTCAGGGCATGGGTTGACATGCAGAGGTGGAAGGCGTGTCGTGACAGGCTAACCAATGAAAACGCTCCAGCACCTTGGGAGAATGAGAATGTCCCAACCCTTCTTTCCGATCTAACCGCCTCGTTGGAGGCCATGAAGAAATCCATCAAATTCCTTACTGGTCAAGTGTTGGTAAAAGCCGCCGATGCCGCCCAAGACTTAGACGGTATG